ATTTATCAAGTTAAAATTAATAGATTTTAAATTACGATTAGATAGTTCTATTTCAATACCTTCGTTATTATTATAATTGATAGTTGTAAAAGGTGGAACATCGCGAGAAAACCAATTGACTATATTACCGATACCGTTATTTCCATTTCTATAAGGAATTGCTAAGTTTTGTTGTGTATTAGTATCAAATGATAAATTAGTAGTTAGAATTATTTTTGTATAAGGAAGCATATTAACAAAAGTATCGCTGTAATATTCATTAGGATATTGAATAACATAAGAAAACTTTTTAGTAAAACCGAATAAAGAAGCGCAGTTTTTAGGGTAGAAAATGAGATCTGTACCAGTAATACCAACACTTGTAAGCAACCAATAGCGATTTGTTGATTTATCGTAATTGAACGAGATTGGATGTGTATTTGTAGTCATATAATCGTTAAGCCAATCGCGAAGACTAACAGCGGTATAATTACCATCTGGAATAGTAATTGTATATGCTACGCTAAATATAACTAAATCAAAAGTATTATTTTTATGTGCGCTACTAACATTTAGCATCGTATTCATAATCGTGAAGTCGCATAATTTAAATTTTAGTTTTTCTTCTCCTTTAAGATTTATATTAACATCTAATGGCAAAGTAAAATTATAATTTTTTTCATATGTTTCTTTACTTTCACTTGAATAATAAAAATCTTGATTAGAGACGATCATTCCTATTATTAATAACCATCTTTATTTAAATTGTGAAACTGCTTCATCAATTACCACATCTTCATCTTCAAATAAAAGACCAATTATGAAATGACCTCCACCGCCAGCCGAAATAGTATAACCAGTATCACGATTTGTAAAACTGTCATTTACTTTTATAGTGATATTATTAATTGACTGGGGAATTAAAGTTAATGAAATATTATTATTAAATTGATTACCAGTTGCTCCAATATGACCTACGAATAAAAAAGGATAAGCCTCCTTATCACTTGAATAATAATTATCTCCTTTAAATTGTAAGTTTTCTACTTTGAAATATAAAGGTTGAGTGTTATGTTGATTTACTGTAAATGAAATAACGCTTAGTTTAGTTTGAGAGTATAATTGAAATTGGGGAATATCAAATGAAAACTCAAAATAAGTAGTTCCAGTATTTACAGTTGAAGTAGCGAAAGCCGATGAAAGCCAAATAACTCTTTTCTTTTTATATACATAAGTTGGTTGAACTCCTTGACGGTTAATATAGTTATTCTTATCAACCATATTATAAGGTAAAGCATTATAGGTATATTTAGTATCAATTGACATCTTCTAATATTACCTTACAATTTTTTTCATCGCAACTGATTTCTAACTTAGAAGGAAAATAAATTGGATTGTTCTCTTTATCATAAACATAATGATCTTCGGGTATTTCAGTTTTAATTAATTTGTCATCAGGTGTATTATATTCTTTATAAGATTTACGGATTTCTTCTAGTTCATCATCAGTAAAATCAACAACCTTTCCGTTTTTACTTCTAATATGAGCGATAACAGACATATGGATAATAAAGGGATTTTCTTTTTCAATATCTGGATGAATTAATTTTGATTGTGAATATAAAAGGTCATATTCGCCTTTATCTTCTTCTGTGAATTCTTCTGGGTATACAGGTTTTTTTAGAGTATTACTTTTAATCATTCTATTTCTATAATAATTGTATAGAAATTTATTTTTAATGTTTTTTTTGTTGGTTTGCGCGTGTGGGGCGCTTCCCCACTATTTTACGAATAATTCAATAGACCAATTTTTAAAGAATTTAATTCCATTCTTACTCATAGAATTATTAACGATTGTTAAACAATCATTTTTCTCATCAGTTGCGTGTTCGTATAATTCTATGAAATCTTCTAATGATACAAAACCTGAAATATCTTCATAAATCTTATCTAAAACTTCTTTATAAGACGAAGATTTGAAAATACAAAAGATATCAATGTTGTTTCTAATAACTGGTGGTATTTGCTTGAAAGATTGCGTAGTAAAAATGAGATTAGTTTTTAAATGCCGATGTTTAATTGTAAGATTAGATAAAATTGACTTGGTTTTCTTATTAAAAGCACCTGTCCCGATTAAATCATCAAATACAAGGAAATTTACAATTGGCTTTATATCCCCAAAAATCTCATAAGGTTCTAAAAAGTCTTTTTCATTTAAGATATCTAATTCTTCATAATCCAACTTTTCAACATTTTTACTTTTATTGAATTTATCATAAACCTTTTTATATTTAATGAATTCGTCATATAATTCTGTTTTAGTTTTGATATCATTTAATATTTGTTCTACTAATTGATCTGTATATTCTAAATGAATGTCATTCTCTAAATCTAATGACTTTAAAACCTTATAAACCTCATTTGCCCCTGATTGTGCCGTAGGACAAACCAAAATAGTTCTCATTTGATATTCAATACCATCATCATCTTTTATTTTTGATTGTTCGTATAATCTTAAAAGAGAAGTCAATTTATAACTTTTACCTGTTCCTTTACTACCGATATAAAGCTGGGTGTTAAACATCATTGGTAATGATTGATTTGTAGATTGTGGCACATTTTTCTTTTTAATAACAATTGGTTTATCGTCAATATTTTCAACGGGCTTCTCTATAATCATTTTTCGTTCCTTCTATTCTACTAATAAAAATTATATTTTTGCGCGTGCGGGGCGCTCCCCGCTAATTATGAAAATAGTTCATTAAGCAATCTTTTAGAATTGGCTTCAATTAGTTTCTTTTTCATTTCATCCCTATTAAATTTAATGTTATTTTTGATTTTAGGAACTTTGATAACTTCTTCAACGATTTCCTCTTCTGTATCATCACTTTCTTCAATTTCCAAAGTTCTGTGAATTACTTTCTTTTGCTTTGGTTTAGAAGGAACACGGACAACCTCTTTTATAATAATTTCTTTTTGCTCTGCTGGTTTAACAATGACTGGTTTTTCCTTTTCTTCTGGCGGACTTTGTCCTAGCGAAGCGACAAATTCATAATCAGTTGTCCCTAAATTAGCCTTTTTTGCTTTCGCTTTGTCTGCTTTTGCTTGTCTTGCTTTTGCTAATAATTCAGCACGAGATAGTTTTACTTTTGTTTCAGGTTTTGTTTCGGGTTCTTTCTCTATATTATCAGCCATCTCTATAATCTCTATAATAAAGTTATAGAAAAAAATAATAGAAGTATTTTTTAATCTAATATCGTCCAACAACTCTTAGATTATTTACACTTACTAATTCTGGATAATTATTCTTTTTATTATATTCTAGCGTCTTATGAATATCTAAATTTCTACCTTCAAAATACCAGTTATAAGGTTTAGGATGAAACTCAAAAGGATCTGCGAATTTCTGTTGTCCGCTACGAACATAATTACGAGAACGATTTTCGGCTTGTTGGAATTCAGGTTCATTTTTATAAGTATTAGCGACACAAAAAGGTCTTGTATTTTTCATTTGATTTTCTGCTAAGGCGTTTTTCTCAATTTTATCATAAACAAAAGGCGCACGATATTTGTTTATTTCCATTCTAATCTAAATATAGATAAGATTAAATAACTGAAATTTGACGACCTTCACGAACTTGTAAAAGTTTAGTACAACGGGCATACATAATTGGGATTGCTGTTTGGGAATTGGAAGAACCTGAGAAATTGGCTTCCCAAGTGATAGTAAGAGTTGAACCGAGAGAATTGAGACCAGAAATGAAAAAGTCTTTATTATCTTGAATGGTTAAATCAGTGATATGAGCGAAATAATATTTACAGAAATGGACGAGAGAGAAGATAGTTGGATTAATTCCAGTTGTCATATCTTGCTGATTATATCCAAGCGCTTTCATAGTTTCTAGGAAAATTTCTTTTGGAGAAAGAAAACCGTAATTAATAGGGCGATTATTTATTGATAAACGACTTTCGCGAATTGCTTGACCTGGACGAACATAATGATATGACTGTGCGAAACCATCACCTAATGCTTCTGTGCGAATAGAACCAGTATTATTAACAAGACCAAGAGGATTAGCAATAATTTGGGACATATTATAAACAGTAGCACCCGCATCATTTGAACCGTAAATAACTAATGGTTTCCAAGTAGAATTAGCATCAGTCTTTTGAAGAGTACAGATGATTTGATCTAGGGAATTAGCAGAAACATTCCAACTTACATTAATTCCAGAACTTTTAGTGAAGGAAGCAAAACGGGCATTTAGATAAGAGTAGAAACCGATATTTAGACCTCCTGATGCTAGTTTAGATGCTTTTAGATTATAATAACTATCATCGGCAAATGAGATTACATCAACAGTAGCAAAAACATTATCAAGAGTGAAAGAAGCACCAGCAAGGGTTTGAGCCGTTGCGTTAATAGTCGCTGGGAGAACATAAGGAGTTGCCATTTGGAACTGGAAAAAAACATCACCAAGATCACTAGTGTCAATTATAGTAGAACAACTGCCGATAAAACCAAGGAAATTACAAATTGCTCCTTCTACTTTTGATGGAGCAGATGTACCAGTAGCGAAATTATTAGCACCAACTAAGGCAACATCAGCAGATGAAGAAGGGTCAGCAGAAGTAAAGCGAAGAGTTGGGTCAAAAAATTCGGTTGAGGCGGTGCGTTTAGTTAATTGTTCGCTTCCACATTCCAAATCAAAAAGAGTATTGTATAAAAATCCGTATGATGGTAGAAGGTCTACGGTATTTCCATTGATGATAACAGAAATGCGTTCAATTAGAGAAGAAGAAAGGCGAGGATGTTGAAAACTTCCAGTTGTTCCAGATGTTGAAAATTGATAAAAGAAATTAAATGTCTTTAAATCCACAAGTGAGTTATTTGGTAGTTTGAAAGTGATGATGTCATTTGGGGAAATTCCAGTTTGGCGATCTGGTGTGATTTTAACGCCAATACGAGACATATTACCCGCAAGAGAACGAATGCGATAACTCAAAGATGATGGAAATCCAGATGTAATACCTTCCATTTTATTATTCTAATGTTATATGAGATAATAATTTTGTAATGATTAAATTGGTCGTTCGGGTAAATTTGGAAATTCAAAATTAATAACTTCATCTCTTTGGAAATAGTCCCTCAATTCTTGACGATAAACTTTCATTTTTTCTAGGTTTTCAGGACTAATTGGAAAATCAACAATCATATATTTATCACTTTCAAATAAAAGATTATTTCGCTTATGTTTTAGTTCATTTAAAAAAGGGTTAGTTGATAACATTTCTATAAGATAATAATAAATTAATTTGTTGCTGTTGTCGTTCAATTATTTCATATAATTCTTGGATGGCTTTTGTATTTAAAGCAATAAAAGAATTATAATCAAGACTTTTAGCATCTTCTACTTTCTTCCCATATATTAAAAAAGGTTCATCAAATAATTCACAATCAACCTTAAATTGAGTTGGTGATATAATCTCCGTAATCTTTGCGTATCTTCTTTTATAACGATTATGATAAGGCGTAGCATCTAAAACAAATTCTTGGTTTTCTTTATTATTATTATCACAAACTAATTTAAGTTCATCACCAATTTCAATTTTACCTGTTAAATCATCATTAGCAGTTATGATATCATTTTTACAACTTCCGTAAGAATTAACATTAGCAATATAATCATTTTGTGTAAAAACTAATTTCTTTAATTCATCAATTTCTTCAATATCTTGTGCGATAAAACCATATTGAAATCTAATATCTTTATCATCAATAACATCAAATGTTTTAGGTTTTAATTTCTTAATAGTTTCTAATGCTGAAAAATCTTGAATATTTTTTTTACTTCTTTTATCGCTAATTTCGCTCATTGTGCCGTTCTGTGTTCCGTTTAAATACCAATAAGAAGCAAGACCAGTAGCACCGTGAAAAAATGTGAGAGAATTTGCTACTCCGTTTGTAGTGCCTGTGTAGATGTTCCAATAATTATTGGCGTTAATATTTAAGAAATACCCATAATTACCATCGCAATAAACAGACCTTGCTGCCCTAATATTACCATTATTTTCAATTTTTAAAACATCTAATAATTGATCGGTGCTTCTAAATGTAAAACCTAAATTACCACCTGAACTGAAATAAGTTCGCCCATTTGTCTCATAATACATTCTATAAACATTATCATAACTGCGTTGCCAAGCATTATTTACAAAAAATAACTCACCGTTAGCAGCAATTCGCATTCTTTCAGCACCATTAGTATTAAAAGCCATCCAAGAATTATTTACAGTAAAACCAATAGGATTATTACCATTTTGATAAATAGTATTACCAGTATCTTCTCCATTAATTCTAAGACCAGTAGCGCCAGTATCACTTCCAAAATTTGCGTATCCTTTTACTTGAAGAGCATAGTTTCCA